ACTCCATTAGCGCTTTTTCTCGCATAATAGAAAGGAATTTTTTATACAACTTGCTCAACCCATATTTTTTTATGTACTGATCGTATAAATGTTGCCACGCCTCAGAGTCTTTCAAGTCCTCTTTTGTGTCAGGATCAACACTTTTTCTAGTGTATATTATTTCCCCGTCTGAACATTTTATCCAATTAAATAAAGGAAATTCAGATAGATCCGTAAAATAACTGTTCCATTTGTTTTCTGTACTTAATTGCGACTTCGTTAATAACCTTCTGTAAATTCTCATCTGTTAGCCCTATTATTCCTTCTCCGTATTTGTCAAATAAATCGTCTTGACCTTTGTTTGGATCTGCGTCAATTACAAAACTGTCCCTCAAAGGAGTAACGAACATTGAACGGTAAAACGCTCCGGTGTCGTTTAAGTTGTAAGGATCACCCTCTTGTTTTCGTCCTCTGGTTATCAATTCCGTTACATAAGAATAGTACCCAATCACTTCTCCCGCTTCGTCAATTCCTTTTGCAGTCAACTGATCGTCTTTAATTAATTTGAGGATCATGTTTTTTAACTCGGTCGTAAAACTCTGGATCCAGACGAACTCGTCAGACGGTCCCATTTTTACCCTCCACAACATTTTATAAAGTTCTGTTTCCTCCAACATAACACAAAGGTAAAAAATTGACGGTTCTTTTTGTATTTTTTTTGAGCGTCTATAACCCACTATTTATGTGTGTCCGACGTTTCTCTAATTTTTAATGTCATTATACCTAAAACGCATGTAACACTCTTAAAACGAAGGAAAACACGCTTAAATTTAATTTGTGTGCTGATTAAAATATAAGCAAAAAAGCGACGTAAAATTAATCACGTCGCCTTTTTTTTAGGTTAGGTTATGGAATTAAATCGTCTCAGTTGTGTCAGTGTGAGCAGCCAAAACCGCTTTTTCGCTTTCCAACTTTTCAACCTCCTTTATTCCTCCTCTTTTTGGATCATTGTTTTTTACCCAAACTTCAACAGACATTTTTACTTTTTCAGCAAGTGTCGGTTTGCTCTTCAAATAATTTGCTAAAACCTTTTCAAACATTTTTGAGTCATTTAAAACTGACGCCATGTTCAAAGAAAGGGATCCAACATTTAATTCGAATGTTTCTCCAAAAAGAAACGAAATTGATCTTCTGGAGTGACCTCCATTTTCTCGTAGTGAAAAGTATTTCACCGCATCGTTAATGTTTTTGAAGCCCAACATACCGGCTTTGCTAAACGGTATTTGTCTTTTTTGTGCTGTTTTTGTAGCCATGTCCGTTAAAATTAAGCAGCAGTGAACGTGTAAGACGCTGTGAAACCTGCCTTAACAACGCTAAGCGTGTAAGAGTCTCCAGAAACAAACGCAAATGAAAGCGTGTAGTTTCCTTCAGTAGGTAGGTTTTCAGATAGCGACGCGATCGTTTCAACTGTTGCTGTATCGTTGTTATAAAGTTCGAAGTCAGATACCGTAGCACCTTTGAAAAGTATTTTATTCAAAGCCGTTCCGTAGTCTAATTTCGCGTCAAAAGTAAGCGACGTGTTCGCAACCTCAACAACGTCAAGGATATTTACGTCGATCAACCCTTTCAAAGATCCAAAATCAACTCCTGCCTCTTCTGGAGTAATTAAGTACATTGTAGACTCGTCAAACAAACGATCAAAGTCAAACCCTAACATGATTTTTTGAGCAGTTGAGTCAGTAGCGAACGCAAACTTAGGATCCCAACTTGGATTGTCAACTGGGATTGGATATAAAAATCCTCCCTCTTGTGATCCAATTAAATTTCCATTAACGTCTACGATATAAACCCCAAAGTCAACACAACGATTAGCCTGCAATTTTCCTAAGAAAGTTGGAGTTGAGTCGTCAGCCCAAAGTTCACCCATAAAAGAGCGTTTTCCTTGACGCAAAAATACCATACGTCCAGAGTTAGCCTCCTCAAATTGTGAGTCTGCTTTTGGAAGTTCAACATTTTCGAACGCAGGAATAGGAAACCAACGCTTTGAAGCGTCAACCTCATTTATTAGATCTGACCATACCGGAAGAACCGCATTAAGATCAATTCCATTTCTGGAACCGTCAGTTGCGAAAAGTGGTACAGCGATCAAATTTGATACCACGCTAAAAACGGGTACACAGTTCGGACGTCCAGTATTGGAAAGTCCGACGTTACAGTTACAGCCTATTGCCATTTTTTCTAGTTTTTAATTATTTAACATTTACAATTTTGCTTAAATTTCGTCAGAGTAATATTTAACTCTACTCCAGATAGGTTAGCGTCCAGAATGTTTTGAAACATTCCATTTTCTTGTTCAACTCCGAACCTGCTGAAAGTTTTTAGTCTGTACTCTTCCACCGCTTTAAACCTACGGTCGTTGTTAACTACATTTAAAAACTCATTCACTAATTTCTGCATAGGCAAAACAACCTCATGTCTGTGATCTTTTGTGTAGAAGTCTTTTATGTTCGTTTCGTCCAGAAAAAAGATCCTTAGAGACGTTTCAAACTCCCTCGAGTCCCCACGTCCAAACCTTTGCTCTTCGATCGTTTCTAACAGCCAAATAATGGGTGTTTTGTTCATTAAATTACTTGCGGCTAATGTCCATTCCCTATCCGTCGCTAGGCGAGTTCCTGAAATGTAAAACGGTTCGGGTAAGTTATAAACTCCGCTATTAAATGGAGTTCCTGACGGAATAGACTGAGCCACTATGTAGTCGTCGTATATTATTTCCGTTATTCTAAAACTATCCGTCCCTGCCGTAAGCGTCTTTCCTTTACGCGCCCATTTCGTATTACAAAAAAAGTTTAAACCAGTATCTGGATCAACATTCCCAGTTATCTGGCTGTTAATCTGAGAAACTAAGTCTCCAACTATTTCTGTTATTTCGTCCATTAGATCCAATAAACAAACGACTTATCCCTTCCGTTGTAGCCGGTATAGTCTCCGCGTTTCGTCCAAATATAGTTTTGAACGCCTTTATAGGAGCGACACGCATCGTTATACCTCGTATACAACTGAGTCATTAATGTATTAACTTTTTCTGAATTTTCGCCCTTAGGCGACAACATTCCAACCGCAGTAATTTGTGAAACTTGATCCTTCAAGTACTCGTAATAAATAAAGCCTTTTAACATTTCTTTTACTCCGTCTGACGAAATAAGATCCGTTCCGTAGTCTACATTGAAAGCGTTAAAAATATCCACAAATTTTGGAATGATTGGCACCCCTCCATTTGCCTGAATGTCCGCAATAAATTGAGTGCCTACGTCGGCCCCCAACATTTCAATTAGATAGCGTTTTTCGTACTTATCAATGTATTCCTGAATGTTATTTTGTGTATACATTCCAGAGTGGAGTTCGAACTTACCACCGTCAAAATCGGAAATTGTTAAAACGATCATTTATACAAGTTTTGCAAAGCCCTTTTTTACTAATTCCTTAGCAATTTCTCCAGTTACTTCGTAAATTTTTCCTGCTTTTAAATATCTGGCTCCCGTTTGAGCCTCCAATTTATACAGTTTATTCACATTAAATTCTACAACTTCAATAGCCTCAACCGTAGGTTTTTTTGCTCTTGTCGTTTTTGTTGGTTTTTCTGTTGCCATAGTATTAAAATAAGAGGGGAGTTTTACGTCCCCTCAGTTAACTTATCAAGGTGCAAGCAAAGCCGCCTGAGCAGTTGCGAAGTCTCCTTTTACGAACGCTCCGTAGTGGTTTACTTTTACGAAGTTCACTGCGCGAGCCTCACACAAAATTGTGATAAGGTTCTTTGTGAAGTCGTCGTTTACATAACCTACTTGGATATTCATTTCCTCACGTAGTCTCAAATGATCTTTGGACATGTCTCCAACATAGAATTCTCCCGGAGTGATCAAATTGTTTTCAATTACTGGAACTCCATAAATTGTTTTTGGAGAACCGTAAACCATGTTAATTGGGTACGTGTACGCTCCAGTTTGATCCTTTGTTAATTCCAACGCAGCAGCATCCGCAGGGTTCAATAGAATGTGCGTAGCCT